GGTGCACAAGGTGCTAAAGGAAACAAAGGTGAGGCTGCATTAGGAACTCTAATTAGTGGTGTATCTCCAGGTCTTACTTGGGATTCTAACTTGGGTGTATTGAAATTTAACAATGGTGGAAACACTTACGTTCTTCATATGTATGTAAGTGGGTCTTATTAAGAACCAATCTAATTGGGAATAAAATAGTATGGCAGGATTAAACGGACAACTCGTAAGATTACCTGATAGTTCATCAGTTACGATAGGAACACTCAGTAGTGGTTCATTAGTTAGTGGTGTTCAACTACCTGGTCTTGGATTGAATGAACAAGACTTCAGAACTTGGTCTTCTACTGATATATCATCTACATCACTTGGAGTTGCAGGTGTTGTATTTGAAACAACTCATAGTGGTAGTGTTATTGAATTCAATGGTGGTGACCTTGTAGTATCAGAACATCAAAAAATCTTAATCAAAGATTCGAGTGGTTTATACTACTTTACACCTGCCAATACAATTAATCTAAACTCAGATTATTTAGTAAAATATACGGATGATGGGATTGTTGAAGAATTAATCACTTCAGCATATGAAATCCAAAATCAATCCATACATACCATTGCAATTGAAGATATTGATGTCTATTTAGCGGATGGGTATATTGTTCACAACCCACCAGGATATGCGATATACAATTGTAGTAATCAAGCATACATTGGTAACCGATGGATGATGGGTTTTGACCCAGGTGCAAATTCAGTTGATTGTCATTTTGTTGATTTCGATGAAGCTGGGGTCGGCCGTGGGGGCGAGTGTTGGTATACTTGTGACCCAGTAGAGGCTGACTTTGGGTTAGCATTTGGTGACCCATGTGGTCCTTCTCCGGGTTGTACCCCAGCCGATGGTGATACTTCACCTGGTCCAGAAGGTGCTGGTGGTGCTCCTGGACCTGTCGGTCCAACTGGTGCTAAGGGTAATACTGGTGCTCAAGGTAGTGTAGGTCCTCCACGAGGTTCATCGGGTACTGGTGCTACTGGTCCTACTGGTGCTACTGGTGCTGCTGGTAACAAAGGTGTTAAGGGTAACACTGGTGCTGTGGGTGCTCCTGCATCCGTACCTGCTAACCTTAACACATATTGGGTTGGGTCTACATCGGGTCAATCAACTGGTCAAATCGGATTCTCACATTCAACACCTTCTTCTACAAATGCAGTAACCATCGATAGATACGATGGTGCTGGTGTGGATAGATACTCATACCTAAATGGTAATGTCGTTGGATGTAGTATAATGATTACCCAAGGTGGTAAAGTTGGTGCAAGTGGTCAATACAACATTAGTGGTAGAACATACTACTCATCAGGAACATATTTTGTACTTAACCTTAATAGTGCAAGTGGGGTTGGTACTTGGGATACGGGTGGTACAGTAACTACATATGTAGATATCACTTGTGCTGTATCAACAGGTCCTAAAGGTCATACTGGTGCTCAAGGATATGGTGTTACTGGTGCTAAGGGTGCTGCTGGTGCTACTGGTCCTAAAGGCCATACTGGTGCTACTGGTTATAAAGGTAATACTGGTGCCGCTGGTGTTACTGGCGCCGGTGGTGATGAAGGTGCTACTGGATATCAAGGTGCTACTGGGCCTGGTGGAAATACGGGTGCTCAAGGAGACACTGGTGCTAAGGGTAACCAAGGTGCTCAAGGTGCAACAGGACCTCAGGGTAATACAGGTGCTCAAGGAGACACTGGTGCTAAGGGTAACCAAGGTGCTCAAGGTGCTCAAGGCGCACAGGGTGCTCAAGGTCAAAAAGGCGCAGTAGGTTCTGCTGGTGCTGGTGGTACAACTGGTGCTACTGGTTATAAAGGTAATACTGGTGCTGCAGGTCACGCAGGTAATAAGGGTGTCCAGGGGGATACTGGTGCTCAAGGTGCTCAAGGTGCTCAAGGTGCTCAAGGTGCTGGGTCGGCTACTTCGTTAACATCACAATGGTTGTCTTGTACTGGAACACCTACATCAAATAGATTGGTATTTGACAATGCAAGTGGTCAAGCGATGACCAATGTTAAGATACATCGTTATGATTACAATGGCGTTGACCAATATAACTTCTTAAATGGTGTTGCTGCTAACTGGAATATAAAGATGACTCAAACTGGGACATCTGCTATTAGAATATCAACAATATCCTCTATTAGTTATAATGTTGGGTATTCATACTTTGATATCAACTTAAATTCAGCAATTGCATCTCAAAATACATTCTCAAACAATTGTGCTACTCCAGTTGTAGTAGTTACTATTACTTCACCTTCAATTGTAGGTGATACTGGTCATCAAGGTGGTACTGGTGCTAAAGGTAATCAAGGTGCTCAAGGAGATACTGGGTCAGTAGGTGCCCAAGGTGCTACTGGGCCTGGTGGTGATACTGGTGCTGCTGGTAATAAAGGTGTAATTGGTAACCAAGGTGCCCAAGGTGCTACTGGGCCTGGTGGTGATACTGGTGCTGCTGGTAATAAAGGTGTAATTGGTAATCAAGGTGCTACCGGCCCTCAAGGTGCTAAGGGTGCGAGTGGAAATACTGGTTCTACTGGTAATGTAGGTGCGCAAGGACCTCAAGGTGCTAAGGGTAATACTGGTAATTCGGCGGGTCAATACACATTAACCGCTGATAGTAGTGTTACGGTATCAAATAACTCGAATAATCAGTCATATACTATCACGAAAACTGGTGGTACAAATGGTTCGTGGTCTTCACAAGCATATTCTTCTACTGGTAGAACTGGAAACATAGTTCTTTCCTTTACTGCACAAGAAACAAACACATATAAGATGCTGGGTCTTACAGCTGACCCAACTACTAACTCATCGTATAACTCAATTGACTACGCATTCTATCCAGAAGCCAATGGTACTGTTAGGATTTATGAAAATGGTTCACATAAAGGTCAATTTGTATCATCATATACCACTTCTGATGTCTTCACCATTACATATGATAATCAATACATTAGATATTACTTCTATGACCAAAGTGTAAATCAAACTTTACTTCTTAGAACTCTAAACGTAGGTAGTGGTCTTACATTATATGTAGATTCATCATTATATACAAGTGGCGCAGGATTCGACAATATTACATTCTCTTCAGCGTTAATTGGTGGTACTGGTCCTCAAGGTGCTCAAGGTTCTGCTGGAAATAAGGGTGTAACTGGTAATCAAGGTGCTCAAGGTGGTACTGGTGCTACTGGTGCTGCTGGGAATAAAGGTAGTACTGGTAATACTGGTGCTCAAGGTGGTACTGGTGCTAAAGGGCATACTGGAAATACAGGTGCTCAAGGTGCTACTGGTGCTACTGGTCCTAAAGGAAACACGGGTGCTCAGGGAAACACTGGGTCGAAGGGTAATCAAGGTGCTACTGGTGCTAAGGGTAACCAAGGTGCTGCTGGAAATACCGGCCCACAAGGTTCAACTGGTGCTCAAGGGGTAACTGGTAACAAAGGTGCTTCATCTGCGTTCCAAGTATTCTTCTACTCACAAACATCAAACACACTTACAAGTGGTAAGACCAACTTTGGTAATACTTCGACAAGTGGTATGGGTTCTATCATCGTATCTCGTTATGATGGTAACGGAGTCGATAAATATACTCAATTAAATTCATATGGCGCTGGCTCATCTGTAATGATTACTCAAGGTGGTGTTGTAGGAGAAAGTGGTATATATAGAATTACTGCTAAAACATACTTCTCAACAAACACCTATTTCTACTATGGATTAGATTACACAAGTGGTACAACTGGTAATTTCTCTAATAATAATGTTACTACTTACTTCGATTTCGTTCCGGGAGCAGTAACAGGTGCTCAAGGTGGTATTGGTGCTACTGGTGCTGGTGGTGCAGCTGGAAATACTGGTCCTAAAGGTAATCAAGGTGCTACTGGTTATCAAGGTGCTGCTGGTGCTAAGGGTAATACTGGTAACGTAGGTGCTGGTGGTGCTACTGGGTACAAAGGTAATCAAGGTGCTCAAGGAAATACTGGTGCTAAGGGTGTTCAGGGTGCTCAAGGTCCTCAAGGTGGTAAGGGTGCGACTGGTAATGTTGGTCCTAAAGGTCATACTGGTCCAACTGGGTTCAAAGGTAACACAGGTGCCGCAGGTGATAAGGGTATCCAAGGAAATACTGGTGCCCAGGGTGCTCAAGGTGCTCAAGGTTCTGCTGGAAACAAAGGTTTACAAGGTGCTCAGGGTGCTCAAGGTGCTAAGGGTTACCAAGGTAGTGCTGGAAACAAAGGAGTTCAAGGTAATCAAGGTGCTACTGGCCCTAAAGGGAACACGGGTGCTCAAGGAAATACTGGCGCTAAGGGTGTTCAAGGTGCTCAAGGTCCTCAAGGTCAAAAAGGTGCTTCGGGTAACTCAATTCAAAACCCAGACTTCTCAACTGGAGCATTATACGCACCATATGCTGCTGGGTCTAATCCAACAAACGATGTAGTTACATTAGTAGCAAACCCAAGGTCAGCACAATCTCAATATGTATTGAGACAATCAACCGTTGGTAGTATTTATACCGAGTATGATATTCCTTTAAGTGGATTGAAACCAAATACATCGTATACTGTGGAATGTTGGGTTGCATATGATTCGAATTGGACTGCTGGAAATCAAATTTTCCATACAAGACACTATGTAACAAGTGGTACACACCCAACAACTGGTGGTGCAGGTACACTAATCCATTCGATGGATATTTACCACTCTGAGATTAGTGCGACTCTTACTTGGGAAAGAAGGAGATTAACATTTACAACCGATGCTCTTGCAAACGGTAATTTCAATTGGTATGTTGGGTACGCCCCAGGTTCAACCACAAGTGGATTCAGATACTTTACTGGTCTTTATATGACCGAAAACTCAACTGATATTAGTGGTGATATAGGTGCTACTGGTCCAATTGGTCAAAAAGGTAATTCAGGCAACCTCGGTCCAAAAGGAAATACAGGTGCTACTGGTCCTCAAGGTTCTGCTGGTGCTAAAGGTGCTATTGGTAATACTGGGGGTGTTGGTGCTACTGGTCCTAAAGGGAATACAGGTGCTCAAGGAAATACTGGCGCTAAAGGTGTTCAGGGTGCTCAAGGTCCTCAAGGGGGTAAGGGTGCTACTGGAAACTTAGGAGCTAAGGGCCATCAAGGTCCGACTGGTTTCAAAGGAAACACTGGTGCCGCGGGTGATAAAGGTATTCAAGGTTCAACGGGTGCTCAAGGTGCTCAAGGTGCTCAAGGTTCTACTGGAAATAAAGGTATTCAGGGTGCTCAAGGTGCTAAAGGCTCTACTGGTAATGTAGGTGCTCAAGGTGATAAGGGTATCCAAGGTAATACTGGTGCTCAAGGCGCTCAAGGTTCTCAAGGTAATGCTGGAAACAAAGGTATCCAAGGTGCTCAAGGTGCTCAAGGTGGAACTGGTGCTACTGGCGCTCAAGGTGCCACTGGTCTTCAAGGTGCTCAAGGTCCTAAAGGCGCTAAAGGTAATACTGGTGCTGCTGGTAACAAAGGTATCCAAGGTAATACTGGTGCTCAAGGTTCTCAAGGTTCTCAAGGTAATGCTGGAAACAAAGGTATCCAAGGTGCTCAAGGTGCTAAAGGCTCTACTGGTAATGTAGGTGCTCAAGGTGATACTGGTGCTAAGGGTAATACTGGTGCTCAAGGTGCTCAAGGTTCTCAAGGTAATGTCGGAAACAAAGGTATTCAGGGTGCTCAAGGTGCTCAAGGTGGAACTGGTGCTACTGGCGCTCAAGGTGACACTGGTCTTCAAGGTGCTCAAGGTCCTAAAGGCGCTAAAGGTAATACTGGTGCTGCTGGTAACAAAGGTATCCAAGGTAATACTGGTGCTCAAGGCGCTCAAGGTTCTCAAGGTAATGCTGGAAATGTAGGTGCACAAGGTGCTCAAGGTGCTAAAGGCTCTACTGGTAATGTAGGTGCTCAAGGTGATAAGGGTATCCAAGGTAATACTGGTGCTCAAGGCGCTCAAGGTTCTCAAGGTAATGTCGGAAACAAAGGTATTCAGGGTGCTCAAGGTGCTCAAGGTGGAACTGGTGCTACTGGCGCTCAAGGTGACACTGGTCTTCAAGGAGCTCAAGGTCCTAAAGGCGCTAAAGGTAATACTGGTGCCGCGGGTGATAAAGGTATTCAAGGTTCAACGGGTGCTCAAGGCGCTCAAGGTTCTCAAGGTAATGCTGGAAATGTAGGTGCACAAGGTGCTCAAGGTGCTAAAGGCTCTACTGGTAATGTAGGTGCTCAAGGTGATAAGGGTATCCAAGGTGCTCAAGGTGGAACTGGTGCTAAGGGTGTTACTGGTGCTCAAGGAAATACTGGTGCTAAGGGTGTTACTGGTGCTCAAGGTTCTCAAGGTTCTCAAGGTAATATTGGAAATGTAGGTGCACAAGGTGCTCAAGGTGGTGTTGGTCAAAAAGGTTCAAATGGTAATCCTGGAAATTCAGGTATTGGTGGTGCTGTTGGTAGAACTGGTGGTGTCGGTAATGGTGGTGCTGCTGGCAACAAAGGAGTTCGTGGTGACAAAGGACATCAGGGTCTAAAAGGTAACCCTGGTCTTGGTGGTGGAAAAGGTTCAAAGGGTAATACACTTCCAGGTGGTTACTTCATTTGGGACAACTCACTAAACAAACTTACATTCAGAAAACACGGATGGCAGAGTGGCCAACAAATTTGGATTGTAGAAACTTACATAAGTGGGTCTTATTAAAGTTTAGTTCCATATTTATAGTAAAATAATTAGTTATGCAGAAGAGCTTTTCCTTTGATAGAAACGCATATCGGTCAGATGTGTCTTACAATGACTACTATTGGTTTGAAACTGGATTCACCAAAGAAGAACTACAAGAAATTGAAGAAATGACTTCAAACTTGTCTTGGGAAACCGCAGCCACTGGTCAAGATGATAAGTCACAAGTATCCGAATATCGTAAATCCAAAATTAAATGGTGTCCTCAAACTGAAGAATGGACTTGGGTATACTCCAAACTCCACGATATGATTTCAGAAGCAAATGATATTATGTGGAAGATGGATATTACTATGATGCCTGAGGCAATTCAGTATACCGAATACTATGGTGGTGGTGGTCATTACGATTGGCATATGGATTGTGGTATTGGGATGCAAAATCGCAGGAAGATTTCAGTAACAGTCCAGCTATCAGACCCATCGGAATACGAAGGTGGTGATTTACAATTCAACATTGGAAAGCAAATAACTGCACCACGAGCTCAAGGAGCTGCTGTGATTTTTCCATCATTTTACCTACATAGAGTCACACCTGTGAAGAGTGGAACACGAAAATCATTCGTTCTTTGGGTTGGTGGAGAACCATATAGATAATAATTTATGAAAACAAGTTTACCTACTGCATTAATTTATGGTTGGGATAGATTTGGTGAGATAAGAACCCAATCAGATGTATATTTTGAAGAGGGGCTCGAAGAATATGTAGTATTATACTCATACGACTCATCAATAAATTTCAAAACCCACTTTGCAACTCATAGACCCGATGTAATCGTTATTATTGGGGATACTCCAACTGAAATATCGGAGATGCTACACCACTCAATGGTATCAAGTAAGATAATAAATTACGAAATGATACCGGATGATAACATTTTAGCAAACGATGTGGTGTGTCAGTCTACATTTTGGGCTTGTAGTTCTCAAAAAGAGGTCTATGGTGATTCCGATTCACCGATTTTATCTATTTTTACTCCGACTTACAAGACAAACGAGAGAATTTTCAGAACATATGATTCATTACGAAAGCAAACTTATCCAAATTGGGAGTGGGTAGTAGTTGATGACTCACCTGAAGGTGATTATAAGACTTGGGAGTATCTAAAAGACTTAGCATCCCAAGATTATAGAGTAAAAATTCATAGAATGACTCCAAATTCGGGTGGTAATGTTGGTGAAGTAAAACATAGAGCTGCTATGTTGTGTAATGGTGAGTGGTTATTTGAGTTAGACCACGATGATGTTCTTATATCGACTTGTTTGGAAGAAGTTCTTAATGCAAGTAAACAATATCCAGACGCAGGATTTATCTACACGGATGTAACTGAGGTATATGAGGATGGAACACCACGACAATATGGTAGAATTGGTGATGATTGGTATGGTCATCCCGAAAATCCATTCGATTGGGCATACGCAGGGCATACTTGGGAAGAATACGATGGTAAAACTTGGTTAGTACATCATTATCCAGACATTAATCCAAAAACAATTCGATTTAATATAGGAATGCCTAACCATTGTAGAGTATGGAATCGAGATACCTATCATAAAGTTAGAGGTCATAGTAGAAATATATCAGTTGCTGATGATTATGAGTTGATTGTTAAGACATTCCTTGAAACGAGAATGATTCACCTCAAACGAATGTTATACGTTCAGTATAATAATTATAATTCCACGGTTGATAACAATTCTACCGACATTAATCGTAGAGCACGACTGATTAAGGATTATTATGACCCATTTATTCACGAACGAATTGCTGAATTGGGTAAATTCGATTGGTCTTGGGATGAAGAGAATAATCGTGGGTACTATCTACAAAATTGGATGGATAGAACACGATATTATGAACGAGAAGAAGTCTTAAATTACATTGTGGAGTAGTATGAGAGTATTATTTACAATAGGTTATCAGAAACAAAACATCAGTAAGAACTATTGGTTAGAAAATGGTCTTGGTGGGTCGGAATATGCTGTTATAAAGTTGGCAGAACAATTTGCTAATGATGGACACGAGGTAATCGTGAGTGGTATGGTGGAAAACACCGAAAGTAATGGTGTATCTTATTATGATTACGACTCATTGGGTACATTTCAACACTTTGATGTAGTCATAGGGTCTAATTACATTCATTACCTACAACTAATGGATGACTTAAACATTACATTTGATAAATCATACTTTTGGATTCATAATTTTGAGTTTTACCCTTGGTATAAAGGATTGGAACTACCAAATGGGGGTATAGACCTTCTAAAAGACAATAGAATCTCAAAATTCATCGCAGTATCTGAATATCAGAAGAATAAGTTAGAAAAAATGTGGCCTGATATGAAAGGTCGTATTAAAGTTCTAAATAATGCGATTGACCCATCCGATTGGGAAGATATTGATGTCCCAAAGTTTGATAATAAGTTTATATACACTTCAGCACCTGATAGAGGGTTAGAACACTTACTTGGTATTTGGCCAAGAATTAGAGAGATGATTCCAGACGCAAGTTTGTGGGTAGCCACACCCCCATACGCACTTGAATGGTATGATTCATATGTAAATGAAATGGATGGTGTGTATTTCTTAGGAGCATTATCACCATCTGAATTATATAAACAAATTAAGTCGGCTGAATATTGGGTATATCCTTCACAATATGATGAGACTTATTGTATAACCGCATTAGAAATGATGTTTGGTCGTGTTAAGATTGTATCAACTGATACTGGTAACTTGATAAATTTGTTAATGGGTAAGGGTGGTTTAATCTCAACACCAAGCGATGTTGATAAATTAAAAGAAGATATATTTGAAAAATTATTGGATGTATACAATGATAAGTCATTGGCGATGGCTAATTTGGAAACTGCATACAACTTTGCTAAAAACGAAAATTGGTCTAACCGATATAATCAATGGATTGAAATGATAAATAATAATGACAAACTACATCCAGAATTGTATACATACTACGATGACCCTGACGCATGGAAATCGAGATTCATTACTTATTCAGCAAGAACTAAAGAGTGGGAGTTGATAGTAGATGAACCATTTATGAATACATTCTCATTTCCACTATTTACAGCCGAATTTTGTAGGATGATTCGTGAAGAAGCTGAACACTCAAATTCGTGGACTGTTGATAGACACGAAAATTATCCAACTACCGATATGGTTTTACAAACAATTGGGATGCATGACATTTATATGGAGATACTGAGAGAGTTTGTAATGCCTGTATCAATTTATATGTGGGCACTTGAAGGTGAAGGTTGGGATAATCTTACTACGGAAAACTTCTTAGCAAGATACACTCCGGATGCACAAGGTCATCTTTCAATTCACCACGATATGTCTGATATTACTTGTTTGGTTCAATTGTCAGACCTCGATGAATATGAGGGTGGTGGAACTTGGTTTAGAAGACAGCGTAAATTACTAAAAAATGGTATTGGTTATGTAAGTATTCATCCTGGAAACATTACTCATAAACACGGTGCTAGGGCAGTGACTGATGGTACACGATATATCGTAGTATCCTTTATGAGAAATACGAAAAGGTAATCGAAACACTATTTATATAGGACTAATAGTATTTAGGAGTATAAATGTCAGTAACAATTCCAATTTGGCCAGGTTCAGGTTCATTTACAAGTGGTTCATCGACTCCTTTTGGGTTCTTCGATTCTGATGCACAATTTCAGAGTGATGCTCCAAAAGTAGCAGAATGGTGTGCTCGTAGATTGGGTTACCCAATCATTGATATCGAACTTCAAGACATCAATTTCTTTACTTGTTTGGAAGAAGCAGTGAATGAGTATTCATCACAAGTAAACCAATATAGAGCAAAAGAGAATTTGTTATCTCTTCAAGGGTCATCATTAGACTTAGACTTATCAGATACCAATATGAATGCAAATATGCAGAACTTTGTAAATATCGCAAAGGATTATGGTACTGAAGCACTTAGTGGTGGTAAAGTTACTGTTTACACTGGGTCATTTGAGATGGTATCGGGTCAACAAATCTACGACTTGGGTGATGCTAATGTAGTAACACTTGAAAATGGTTCAGTAACCGATGGTGTTACTCTTCGTAGAGTATACCACACTCAACCACCTGCAATCATTAGATACTTTGACCCATTTGTAGGTACTGGTCTTGGTTCTCAACAAATGATGCAAACCTTTGGGTGGGGTAATTACTCACCAGGTGTATCATTTATGATGCAACCAATGTTTGATGACCTTTTAAGATTACAAGCAATCGAATTCAACGATAAGATTCGTAAGTCATCATATGGTTTCCACGTTGATGGGCAACGAATCAGATTATACCCAATTCCAAGTGGAACTGATACTGGCGCCAAGGTATATTTTGATTATACATTGGATAGTGAAGTAAATTCACCAATCGCTGCATCTAATGTGGTTAGTGATTTGTCTAATGCTCCATTTGGAAGATTGACTTACTCTAATATCAACTCAGCAGGAAAGCAATGGATTGCAAGATACGCACTTGCATTGTCAAAAGAGATGTTGGGAGCAGTTCGTTCTAAATTCTCAGCAATTCCAATTCCTGGCGCAGACATTACATTAGATGGGTCAGACCTTCGTAACGAAGCATCTGCTGAAAAAGAAGCATTGATGACTCAATTGACTGAAATGTTGGAATCGACATCTCGTAGAGCATTGATGGAAGCACGAAAAGAAGAATCTGAATACTTGGAAGAAACTCTTAATAGAGTACCACGACCAATTTTTATAGGATAATCAAATGGCTCTATTCGGTGGACAAAGGGATATGGCTCTATTCAGTAAAGTGAATAAAGAACTTATCAACGACATTATTGATACTGAAATCTACTACTACCAAGTCGCTTTGACTGAAACTAAAGCAAATTTATATGGTGAGGGTAAAGATAAAGTATTCAATCAACCAATAAAAATTCCTTGTTTGATAGAGAGGGGTCAGGCGACTCAAATCTCTGATGATTTTGGCCAATCATATTCTCGTGAAGTTCAATTTAGATTTCTTCGTGATACTTTGGTTGATAAAAATCTTGTACCCGAAGTTGGTGACATTATTTTATGGAATGAAGAATACCATTTGATTGATGCAACATATCAAGTCCAATACTTTGCTGGAAAGAACCCACAAACTTGGGATGGTGGTGAGACACAAGGTTATAATGTATCAGTTCAATGTGACACTCACGTTACTCGACAAACATCAATTAAATTGGTGGATACATATAAAGGTAACTCAAGACAAAATGATAACGAAGTACCATTAGGATTGTAAGATGGCTCAAAAGTATAGAAACGAAGACAAATCGAAACCAAACCTTACTCAAACTCAATCTTCTACAAGTGAAGATGTGAAATTGAACAAGGCAAAGCAGATTCGTAGAGACCAAGACAATGTAAAGAACATTTCAGTTGGTATTTATGACATTGACTCTGCGTTTCAAAGTTTCTTACAATCTGATGTAAAACCTACAATCGAAGATGATGGTAGATTCTACCCAGTTCCAGTAATGTACGCATCTCCAGAGAAATGGGCAAGTGCACAACGTGATGGGTTTATGAGAGATGACAGTGGTATGATTTTAACACCAGTTATCTCATTCAAACGAAATAATCTTTCCATCAATACCGATTTAGCAAAGTTAAAGGTAGCACAAAACGAAGATGCTCACCAAATGTTCGAACGAACATATAGTAAGACCAATAGATACGACCAATTCTCGGTTTTGACTGGTCAGCAACCTAAAAAAGAGTATATGTCGGTTGAAAGACCTGATTATGTTAATTTAGAGTACGAAGTGGTCGTTTGGTGTGACTATATGGAGCAAGTGAACAAGATTGTAGAACAAATCGTGTTTTTCCAAGGCCGTTCCTTTGGTGATAGATACAAATTTGTAATCAAAGGTGATTCTTATTCATTTGAAACTCTATCAGAGGTAGGTCAAGATAGAATCACTAAAGCAAGTATCAATCTGACTGCAAAAGCATACATCGTTCCAGAATACGCCGCAATGACTAACAATACCAAGAGAAGAATCTCAGTTGGTAAGGTATCTTGGGGTGAGAGTCCAAAATTAGGTGGAAATGAATCATACCCAATCATAGGTAATGAATAATATTTACATATTTATATAATAGAACATTAATAAGACAAGTTATGGAAGAAAAAACAATGATTCAATTTACCCAAGAAGAGGTAAGCAAGATTCAGGAGTTACAACAAAAGGTATTGACTGTCAATACACGAATTGGAGAGATTGAACTACTCATACACGGATTAGAAAGAGAGTTCCAAGAACTAAAAAATGAAAAGCAGACATTAATCAATCAGTATGCTAACATTCAACAAGAAGAAATGGAATTATCGAGTGAATTGAAAGAAAAATATGGTGAGGGTACTTACGATATATCTACAAATCAGTTCACACCTACCAAATAAGTAGTCGTTTCCCTATTTTTTGGTGTATTTATAATAAGGAAAACCGAAAATTATATTTTAGGAGAAAATAATGGCTGAAAGAATTGTAAGTCCTGGCGTATTTACAAGAGAAAAAGACCTCTCATTCCTACCAGTAGGTATTGGTGAGATTGGTGCTGCTCTTATCGGGCAATCAATCAAAGGACCTGCTTTCGTTCCAACGAAAGTAGAATCATTTAACGAATTCCAACAAAAGTTTGGTGGTCTTACTGAAGATTCATACCTTCCGTATACCGCTCAATCTTATTTAGAGGAAGCTGGTGCTGCAACTATCGTAAGAGTGTTGGGGCAAGATGGATATACTGCTAAACCATTGGCATTGGTGGTATCATCATCTGAAGGAGAATTGGTAGGTGCTCTACTTCACCCAAGTACTACTTTGGGTAGTGGTGATATGGATACTACAAGTATAGATGCTCCGGCAAGTGCATCTTCATTCATCCTTACTTTGGATGGTAGTGGTATCAATAGTGCAAGTAATGCAAATATTGTATCAGCGTCACTAGACCCTTCTAACGAAAACTACATCACTAAGACTTATGGTTACGCTCCTAAGTCATCTAAAGATGTATATACTCAACTTAACTTCTCATCATTCCAATCTGCATCATTTGCAACTGGTGAAGATGTGAAGGTTTCAGTTCAACAAGTTGATGTTGACTACGGAAATGCATATTCTGAAGCATCTACTCCTTGGATTAAATCACAAAAAGTGGGTGGTGTTGCTACCGAATTGTTCAAGTTCCACACACTGTCTCACGGTAACTCTACTAACTACGAATTCAAAGTAGGTATTAGTAACATCAAACCAGCTTCAGAGGTGCCAGGTTCTGAATATGGTTCATTTAGTGTTATTGTAAGAAGAGTAGATACTGGAAAGATTCCTAATTCAATCTTCGGTCAAGGTGTTCAAGATTCTGATGTTAGACCTAACATCGTTGAAGAATTCCAAGGTGTAAACCTCGACCCTAACTCACCAAACTACATCAAAAGAGTAATTGGTGACAAATACATTACTGTTGACGCAAATGGTAAATTAAACTCAAATGGTGACTACCCTAACGCATCTGCTCATATTAGAGTAGTAGTTGCTGATGATGTAGATGCTGGTGCAATTGATTCATCACTCGTTCCATTCGGATTTGGTGCTGTAACTTCACCACTTCACTCAACTTACAACCTACCATCTCCAACTTATGTATCTGACCAAACAATTTCTGGTGAGTACAATAAGAGAGTATTCTTAGGTTACTCATTTGATTTATCAAATACTGATAACTTAAACTTCTTGTCACCACTACCTGCTTCAAGTACTGAAGTAGTTGGTTCTGACTTTGATTTGGCTGATTGTACTTCAAATGGTTCATCTATTTCTCTATCATCTGATATTGATGCTAAGAAGTTCTTAGTACCATTCCAAGGTGGTTTTGATGGATACGAACCAAATAGAGTAGTAAACGTAGGTTCGGCAATTGTTGCTGGTAACTCACAAGGTATGAATATGTCATCTGCTACCGCTGCTGGTACTGTTGCATATAGAAAAGCAATCAACGCTATCTCTAACCCAGATGAGTTTGATATCAATATGGTAGTATTACCAGGTGTAATACATAGACTACACTCTTCAGTAACTACTTACGCTAAAGATATGTGTGAGGATAGATTGGATTGTTTCTATGTAATGGATGCTGGTCGTTACGGAGATTCTATCTCAACTGTAAATAACGCACTTACTTCATTTGACTCAAACTATGTGGCAACTTACCACCCTTGGGTTAAGATTTTAGATACTGATAAGAATAAGCCAGTCTGGGTACCACCAAGTGTTGTACTTCCAGGTGTTATTGCATTCAACGACGCTGTTGGTGCTGAATGGTACGCTCCTGCTGGTTTGAATCGTGGTGGTCTTCCAAATGTAATTGAAGTTCAGACTCGTTTGACTCACGATGAGAGAGATACACTATACGAAGGTCGAATCAACCCAATCGCTACGTTCCCTGGACAAGGTGCTACGGTATTCGGTCAAAAGACACTACAAGCAAAACCATCGGCATTGGATAGAATCAATGTAAGAAGATTGTTAATCGCAGTGAAGAAATACATCGCATCTTCAACAAGATACTTGGTATTCGAAAACAACACCGCTGCTACAAGAAATAGATTCCTATCAATTGTGAATCCTTACTTGGAATCAATCCAACAAAGAAATGGTTTGTACGCATTTAAGGTGGTGATGGATGATTCCAACAACACTCCAGATGTTATTGATAGAAACATTATGGTAGGGGAAATTTACTTACAACCAACGAAGACTGCTGAATTCATCGTACTTGACTTCAACATCCTTCCAACTGGCGCTGCATTCCCTGAGGCATAATTGTAGAAATAGACTATTTATTAGAAAGAGACAATAGGAGATTATAAATGGCACAGCTATTAGACCCAAATGAAATTATGTTCACCAACTTTGAACCTAAAATGTCAAATAGGTTCATTATGTACATCGAAGGTATCCCTGCATACTTGGTGAAAACCGCTGCAAGACCTGAGATTAATAATGGTAAGGTGACTATCGACCATATCAACACTCGTAGATATGTAAAAGGTCGTTCTGAATGGCAAGATTTGTCAGTAACCTTGTATGACCCAGTAGTTCCTTCGGCTGCTCAAGCAGTAATGGAGTGGGTAAGACTACACCACGAATCAGTAACTGGTCGTGATGGTTACTCTGACTTCTACAAAAAAGATATCACATTCAATAGTTTGGGTCCTGTTGGTGATAAAGTAGAAGAGTGGACTTTGAAAGGTGCATTCGTACAAAGTGCTAACTTCTCCGATATGGATTATAGTGGTGAAGATTTGGCAACAGTTGAAATGACATTGACTTACGATTACGCAATACTACAATACTAAGACACGGATTGCAACTATTGTAAAATGAGAATTGAGAACCCCATCGTTTTGATGGGGTTTTTCTATATTTATAACATATTTATTTGAGGTTAACCAAAATAAAATAAAAGGAGAAAGCTATGGCAGAATTAGTAGTAAGAAGAAAAGATGACTTCGTAGTAGAGTACATTGGTGGTAATGGTGCATTTGTAGATGCAGGTGAAGAACACTTCACAATTGATGTCGCTGATGAGACTTGGGGTCTTCCAAACCCAGGTTGGGACAAAGAAAATAGAGAAGCAATTACTCTTGAAGAAGTTCCAGCAGGATTTGATGGATTCAACGCAGGTACTTCAAAATTGTTGGGTACTGAAGGTAACTACTCTTGGGAACACTAAGAAATCCTAAGAACTGATTTTTAAGAACCCTCACCTTTGGTGGGGGTTTTTGTATTATAAATGTTTGAGTTCCATATTTATATGTGGTTAACCAAATAATAACAAGGAAAAGTTATGGCAGATTTACAAGATGATTATCAAATGTCTGATGCCGAGTTGGCAGCAAAACTCAGACAACAACACGAAGTGAAACAAGTAAGTGATTACAAGTTTCCAACCGAGATTATCGAACTCCCATCTAAGGGTTTGATTTATCCAAAAGAAAACCCACTTTCAAGTGGTAAAATTGAAATGAAGTATATGACTGCTAAGGAAGAGGATATCCTTACAACTCAGTCATATATTAAAGATGGGTCAGTTCTTGACCGATTATTCCAATCTTTGATTATATCAAATGGTGAGGGTGTTCCTATCAAGTATGTAGACTTGGTGGCTGGTGACAAGAATGCCATTATGATTGCTGCAAGAATTTTGGGATATGGTAAAGATTACGAAGTTGAGATTGATGACCCATATAGTGGTAACAAACAAAAAGAAACTATCGACCTTACTCAGTTTGAAAATAAAGAATATGATGGGTCGTATCAAGTAGCACCACATACAAACGAATTTGAATTCACTCTACCCCGTTCTCAACGTAAGATTACCTTTATGGCAATGACTGAGAGTAAAGAGCGTAAAGTTAAACACGAAGCCGAAGCAATTAATAAAGCAAATCGTAAGATGAAAGATACTACATCAAGAGAGTTAACAACTCGATTGAAAACAATGATTCTTTCAGTAGATGGTGATAGAGAATTAAGTACAATTAATAATTTTGTTGATAATGAACTATTTGCAGTAGATTCAAAGGCCCTCCGAGCACATATTAACAAAGTAGTTCCTGATATCGATTTGACTTGGGAATTTATTTCGGAGGAGACCGGGGAAGGGAGAGTGATGCAACTGCCAATGGATGTGTCCTTTTTTTGGCCTGAGTCTTAATTATCGACAATATTTGCACGCTCATATTTTTGATTTAATCTACCACGGAAATGGTGGATTCACTTGGTCAGATGTTTACAATATGCCAGTTTGGGCCCGTAAGTTTTATATTAATAAAATTATAGAGTTCAAACAAGAGGAAAAGAAAGCACACGACAAAGAAGCCGCAAAAATAAAAGCCAAAACAAGAAAGTAAGGAAGACCCAACTTAAAGTTGGGTTTTTCCATATTTATACTATATGGGAGACGTATGAAAACAATGAAAAAATCAGAACTTACCGAATTATTGAAATCAAAGGGACTCGATGAGGGGTTTGTTGATAGAATCTTTCATAGAGTAAAGATAGCAAAAAAGAAATCAGACCTTAAAGACTTAGAAAAAGACTTAGAGAAGTTAGAAAACGACCCAGAATTCAAAGCAATTCTAAAGAAGTACAATATCAAGCAAGTATATTAATCCATTGGGGTTTTAGATGGCCGATAATCAAGAACGTATAAATCAGATAAAGCAAGAAGATGCGATTCAAAGGAATTTGTCAAAGATTCTACAAGAACGTATCACTCAGACTGGCGAACTCACCAAAGCTCAAAAAGCATTGGTTGAGAGTACATCTGGTGTACAAGACCTTGAGTCTAAGATTCTAGCAGTTCAAGAAGAGAAAGAAAAAGTTCTCAAAAAAGTTGCTAAGTTTAATAGACAGGCCGATAAAGACTTACTATCACATCTTGATACAGTTGAAAAATATTTAGAAACTGAAAAAAAGATAAAGGATAATAAGCAAAAGCAAAAAGACATAATGAACAACCTCAATGATGAGTTAAAACAATCATTGGGATATTCATCTGAATTAGCAGACTTGTTTGCAGCCGGTGGTATAATGGCACTTGGAGCAAAAGCATTTACATCTGCGATTGACAAGACAAAAGAAGCATTCACTGGTGTAAAAGATACTGGTGTTGAGTTGTATAAAACATTGGGACTGAGTGCCGGTGAAGCAGCCGGATTGGCAGGTGATATGCAATTAGCCGCATCTACATCATTATTATATGATATGAATGATATGTCAGCGGCAGCAGGGGCATTATCTGATAAATTCAATACAACACAACATATTACAAGTGGTATGCTAAAAGATGTCGCTGAAATATCATCACTTACAGGCGATGCTGCTTCAGCGGCCGGATTATCAACTATATTTGAACAAGCATCAGGTAGTGCTGGTGATTTAACAACTGAAATCAAAGATATTGCTCAAGGTGTTGGTGTAAACGCATCGGCTGTAATGAAGGATATGGCAGCAAACCAACAAATGATGCTGGGTATGTCGAAAGAAGAGATTAAAGTGTTAGCACAAAAATCAGCAGAACTTGCTAAGCAAGGATTGTCGATATCTAAAATGAGAGATATGTCAGACAATATGTTGAACATCGAAAGTTCTTTAAGGGCCGAACAAAAGGCAAGGGCAATGGGTCTTGGTGATATGTTGGGTGATACTCAAGCTATGAGAGCAGCTGCTTTTGAGATTCAATATGGTGATGCTGAAAAAGGTGCTGAGATGATGGCACAATCTATAAAAGAGGCCGGACTGTCTACTGAAAAATTGGGTTCAATGGGTCATAAACAAGTTCAAATGTTGGCGGACACATATGGTATGTCGGCTGATGAACTAACCAATATGGTTCAAACCCAAGAAGAAAATGCAGAATTAACTGCTAAATATGGTTCGACTGGTGCTAAAGTATTTGGATTCCTAAAAGGAACATTCGCCAGTGCTGCCGAAGGTGCTAAGACTGCTGCTATCGAAATGGCTAAACTTGTTATTCAATATGGTATTATGAATAAGATGCAAGGTAAGTCGTTTATGCCAGGTATGGGTGGTGGTAAAGGTATGGGTGCTGCTGGTGGTGGTGGTAAAGCACCATCTGTTCCACAAGGTGGTGGTAAAGGTATTGGTGGTATGAGTAAAGCAATCTCAGGTATCGATGCTAAAAAACTACTCGCTGGTGGTGCCGCACTTGCATTAGTTGCCGCTTCAGTATTCATATTCGCTAAAGCAGTTCAAGAATTTATGGAAGTATCTTGGGAAGCTGTCGCTATGGCAGTTGTATCTATGTTAGCACTCGTTGGAGCACTCGCATTAGTAGGTGCTATTATGATGAGTGGTGTGGGTGCAGTAGCAATCCTTGCAGGTGCAGCCGCTATGTTAGTAATTGCAGCTGCCCTATTGGTGTTGGGTATTGCTATCCAAGAAATCGCTAAAGGTTTTGGTATGTTTGGTGAATTAACAAATCAATTGGTAGCGCTTGTAATGATAGCACCAGGTCTTATTGCTTTGGCCGGTGTATTCGCACTATTGGGTGCATCTATGATTCCATTAGCAATGGGACTTGCTCTAATCACACCATTACTCCCAACTCTTATGATTTTGGGTGTATTCCTACCTATGATTGCTAACGCACTTGGTTTGGGTGGTGATAGTGAAGGTGGTAGTGCTGGTGGCCAACAAAGTGACCCACTTCTTGATGAAATCAAAGGACTTCGTAGAGATATACAATCACAGCCAGTTCAGATTGTTATTGATGATAAAGTGGTTTCTACTATGAATAAGAAAAATGTAAGAATGCAGTCTTATAGAGACCAATTGAAGTAAGGATATATAAATGGCATTAAAAGACTTAAAATCAGACTTGTCTAAGTTTAGAAGACCCGTAGAGAAACCACTTGTTGATAAGAAACGTGTGGATGTTCCTAAGACTTCTAATCAGACTCCATTATCTCAGTTTGTAGATAAGACTCCAAGTGCCCCTAAATCAAATACAACGACCCCTAAACAAGGTGTTACTCCAAACAAGTTTGATAACTCATCAAACTATCTTGGTGAAACGACTCAAACTAAGTTTGATAACTCATCAAACTATTTGGGTGAAACAACACCATCAAAAATGTCGTTATCGGAAAGATTCTTAGGTCAGACCGAACCGACACAAGTTCAACAAGGGGATAAATTCAAAGGTGAAACCGAAACGCAAAATATTACTCAAGGAGATAGATTTAAGGGTCAAACGACTCCTCAAGACTACTCCAGTGCGGAAAAGTTCAAAGGAGAAACCACACCTTCCGAATTTAGATTCACTCAACAATTCTTAGGGGAAACTACACCAAGGGAATTTTCAATTGCTGAAAAGTTCTTAGGTGAAACAACTCCTAACAAGATGAGTTTAGAAGCAAAGTTCTTGGGTGAGACTGATGTACCTGATATGGTATTGGAGAGTCCATTTAAGGGTGAGACTACTCCTAATGAATTTACATTTGACCCTAAGTTTGATTTACAAGCAACAGAACCTAAGTTCGTTGACTTTATTGCCAACGATGATGCTAAAGGATTCTCACCATTCCAACAACCAAAGAATAATTCTACATTTGTTGGGGTAGACCCATCACAAACTCAGTTTGAGGGGCTAACACCAATTAGTGGTCAGTTTGTATTGAATCAATATGATGTTAATAAACAAAATGATAATGGATTGGGTAAGACTTATACTGATAAAGTGTTAAAAACCACATACAATAAGTTTAACCTCAAGGAAGATTCATACAACTCATCCATAATCAAGCAACCATTCATCCTAAGTGGTATCCAACGAGAAAAGGGTGAACCTCAAACATTAGGTGTTGGGTCATTCTCATTTATCAGAGGTGGTGCTATTACCTCAACTGCTCGAGCTGCAATTGATGTAGTACGAATGTCTCAGTTCTTATTGACACCTCGTGGAATCACTTGGATGGCAAAACAAGGGGGTATGCAGAGAAGTCAACAATGGGGCAAGAAATTTACACCAGTTAATTTACTTGCATCACTTGGGGGTCAACATCTTGGACTTCGTTTTGACCGACCTGGAAAACAACCACTTGGTGATGAGACTTGGAAGTATGAATCGGGTAAGGTTCTTAGATTATACAATCAACTTGACTTGACTGGGGCAGGTTTGCCATTCCCATCTACACTTACAAATGTTGGTGGTTTTGATTCGACTTATGGTATTGGTATTACTACAACAACTCGTGGTGTAAACACATTTGGTAATACACGACCACTATCAATTGGGTTAACTCGTTATAGTGACTCTGAGTCTGATGAAAGTCCATTAGTGTCACGAATCACTCAAGGTTGGGATGAAATCCCACCATCACCAGTGTTACCATTTGGCATCCCTGGTCAAGATAATAAACTTGATACTGTATTCAAAAGTCGTGGATTGTATTCATCTGAAGGTAGAACTGAGGGATTTGGAAATGATATAACTGATTATGAGGCAATATCATATGGTAAAATATCCAAAGTATCAAATGGTGAGAACCCATCGAACTACAAAGGTGACTTTAGAAATCTAAAAAAATCAAAATCTAATATAGATTCGGAAAGAACCGCAGGTGAAAATTATGAAACCTACAATCTTCAGTCTTTCTATGGTACACCATCTACATTCAAAACTAATGCAGAACGCATCGACCCTAGCAATAAGTCATTGCGAATTGATAGTGTGTACGAATCAGTATTTAATGCTAAATTACAACAAGATTTAGTACACCTATTCTTTGCATATGATACTTCAGCAGGTACTCAAAGTTCAAGTCGGATAATTCAATTCCGTTCTACAATTAATGGTGTGACTGAAACATTCTCACCATCTTGGAATGGTATCAAGTATCCAGGTCGTGCTGATAAAGCATATATGTACTCTGAATTTGAGAGAACTCTTTCGTTCTCATTCAAAGCATATGCAACATCACGAGATGAGATGAAGAATATGTGGAAAAAATTGTCTGAGTTATCAAAACTTACAATGCCAACCTATGAGGGGTCTGCATATTCGGGTCATATTTGTTACTTCAGATTAGGTCAGTTGTGGGGTAACGGAAACGCAGGAGTCCCATCTTTAATCACATCACTAACCTACACAATCCCAGATGATTTACCTTGGGAGATTAATCACGATGGTAACTTGGCAGAATTACCAATGGGTGTTGATGTGAATATTGGATTGACTATTCTACCAGATACTATTTATAAGAGTAGTAAGAATCATTATAGTTTCTATGATACAAAGGCATTTTAATAATGAATAGATACGAAGACATACAACTAAATAAAGATTCAAAAGGTCGTAGATTTAGAAAAACAACCTTATTGCCTGTGATTGAACCACATATTGATGATATATACATCATAGGTCAAATTGGAGATAGGCTTGATAATCTTGCATTCAAATATTATGGTGATTCTTCTCTTTGGTGGATTATAGCAAGAGCAAATAACATTGGTAAGGGTAGTTTAGTAGTACCATTAGGTCTTCAGTTGAGAATACCACAAAATCAATTTGACATCATAGATGAGTACAACGATATAAATAAAATTGGGTAATAAGTTATGGCAAATCCATTTAATCAAGGGTCAATGTCGATGCCACCAAGTCCGTTTAGTAGTAAACAAAGGGCTTACAAAAGAAGGGCATATGGTAGTGTAACTGCTGTTGGAAACGACCAATTCGATTGTTCGGGTGGTGGATTCTCACTAACCTTTGGTGGTGATTCTGATGTAAAATATTCACAAGGTGGTGCTGTAAATCCCCGTAGTGGTGGTAGATATGCACCAAATCCATACTTAACTTCAATTACAACAAAAAACCAAGGTAGTGGTGATATCTCAGATACTGCCCTTTGGGAAGTTGAATTTCAATACACTTGTTATAGTACGGACCAACTCAATAAAGCATCAAACGCATTTATGGTTCCTGGTAATCTAATCAATGTTGTTATTGGATATGACCCTGGTGATAAATTGACTATCAATAAAGCAAGGGTATATGATTTTAGTTGGAACTATAATTCAGATGATGGTAGTTACTCGTGTACTTGTAAATGTTTGGGTGAGAATTCCAAATCAGGAGTAGCAGGTGCCTTAAAAGTAAAACCATCCGAAACTGGTGTCGAAAGTTCAGACGCAGGTGATAAAAAAGTAACTGGGTATTCTTTGATAAAGAAACTTCAAAATACTGCTGATGAGAAATTAGGATTGAGCCGTGATGCTGAGGGTAAATTAACAGGTGCTACAATACCATCGGCTGATGGTACTGCGTATTCTAAAGCACCATATGGTTTACTAAAAATACAAAAAGCCGCTGGTGGTTGGTCGATGTTTTGGAGTGGTGGGTCTGCTGATGATATAATTATATCCACAGTTCAACTAAAGGAAGTAGTAAACTTCTTAGATGGTATTGCTGGTGGTGGGTTATACGATTTTCAAGCAACGTATTCTAACAAATTACCATTACTACAATCTGCCGACCCATTACAATTTTGCTTTCCATCAACTCGTGGTAAGTATGGGGATGGTAATGATTTTTCTAAATTAGAAGGTACAATAGGTGAAGTTGGTGATATATATGTTTCTACTGATAAGTTAATGCAAGTAGAAACGGCAATTATGGACTCTAAGAAGGAAGATAATAAGGAATACACGATAAATGAGTTTCTAAACAAACTATTTTCGGACCTAAACTCGAACACCGGTGGTGCAGTTGATTGTATGATAAGTGAGAGTGATGGTAAATTTTATATTGTAAATCGTAAAAACGATATAAAAAAGGGGTCAAAAGGTGCCACTATACAATTGTTAGACGCAAACTCCCCAGTTAAATCACTTAGTATGTCTTCAAATATGGACCCTGATATGGCTGCTATTGCCTTTGCAGGTGGGGGTGGTAAATACCCAACTTCAATTGTTGAAAATGTGTTTAGTGGATGTACTCCTAAAAAAGATGACTCTAAAAAACCACTACCAAGTCCGGAAGAAAAACTAAAAGACAAAATTTCCGAAATTGGTGAAAATTATAGTGGTGAACTTGCTCAAGATATGAGAGGTATCTTAAAAGAGTATGTAAATCAGAACCTAACGGGTATATCGATGAGATATGGTATTGACTTGAGTGTTACCTTTGATGGTTGGAATGGTCCTAACTTTATGGAGAAGTTTACAGTCCAACCACTTCCAAATGCAGTAAGTGGTGCTGACATATACTATGTAGTTGGTGAGATTGAACACAAGTGTGATGGTGAGACTTGGGATACCACAGTTGTTGGATATATGATGGTAAATGCATAATGAGTAGAAAAAAGATATATTATCCAGAAGGTCAAATCCAAAAAGGACTCTATACCGAAGGTAAAGAGTGGATGATGGAAGATGGTACTGAGTATATTGGTGATTACCACAAATATATTACAGGTGAGGTATATACTAAATCTGCATTTGTAAAAAATGTGTCTAAAAAACTCATCCCATATATAGACTTATCTCAAAATGATAATATGGTTAAGTTTGAGTATGACAATTTACGAAACGATGAAATTGAGTCATTTGTTTTTGCTAAATACGAAAAAACACAACCTACTCAAAAAGATTATGATAGGGGATATTACTCACGATACTTTGTAAAAAGACACTTTGACCAAATTATAACTGAGGTGAGTAAAGACACATTTAACTCAGTCCAAGATGAACACTACATTAGATTGGAACTTGCTTGGAAACTTAGAGATAACGCATCTGATGCTAATCTATTACAAGTAAGAACTGCTGAAAAAGACATCAAAGGTATCTCAAACTACATCACAAACTATTCAGAGTTCGTAAAAGTTTAACAATTTCTTAACATTAAAAGTTTGGATATCTCAATTTATTGTCGTACTTTAGTACTGTAAGATTGAGAGATATGAAAAACCAAAAAACATTAGATTCCCTCCGTAAGAAAGCTACTGAAAAAGGTAGAATGCCAAACCTTAATAAAGTAAGTGAGTTACTTACTGAGTTGGGTATTGAAAACTCTTGTATGGAGTGGAGTGAGGTTAAGTGGAGAGATAATGGGTTACGATACTACACTTCTGGTGGTAGTAGAACCTACAACGGATACACTCTAAGAGTTCCTCAAATCAATATGAGTATTTGTTCTACTGATAGTTATTACTCGTGGAATACTTGGTTGTATGCTGAACAACTTGTAAAATTAATTGATACACTATAATATGAAAGTATTAGGAACTAAGTACGGAATCGAAATCACGAAACCTTGGAACAAGGAAATGTATGACCATAATGACAAGGTTGCTGACTTGATGAAAGCCGAGTTAAAACTGGCTCTTGTCAAGGCATACAAGAACGAGAATGAAGAACTCCTACGAGAGGTTGCTTCGGTGATTGAACCTTCTGGATATGGGTATGGATTTGATATGGAAGGTATCTACAAAGATGCTTTGAATGGATTGGAGAATGTTCAAAACTATTGGTTGAACGAAGAATACCCTTACGGAGTGAAGAAAGGTATCGTTCCTTCAGTTGAACTTGAGTTTATTGGTTACTAAAGTTTAACAATTTCTTAACATTAGAAATTTGGAAATACCAAAAATAATTCGTACTTTTATAAAGTAAGATTGAGAGTTAATAATTAAACAATGAAAAATATGACTTACCAAGAGTTAAATCAAATGACCATCGAAGAACTACGAATGTTGAACAACCGAGTAGTTGAAGTGATTAAGATGAAAAAGAGTGTGGTTGCTCTTGATGTTAAAGAAGAACTTTACATCGGTGCTAATGTTAAAGTAAATCACCCAAAGTTGATGGGTAAACAACTCCGAGTTGAGAAAATCAACCGAACCAAAGCCGTTCTCAAAGTGTTGAATGGGTATGGGACTTACACAGTTCCTATGAATATGATTGAAATAAACAAATAAGATATGATTGTTCAGAAACCAAAAAGTGAAGGTATCACAATTGACCTCACAGGTCCTCAAGGTAACGCATTCTTCCTTCTTGGGACTGCCAAAAAACTGGCTTCCCAATTGGGGTTGGATGGTAACCAAATTATGGAAGAAATGAAGAGTGGTGATTACGAAAACCTTCTTCAAGTGTTTGATAAGAACTTCGGTTCAATAGTAACCCTTTACCGATAAGATATGACAGCATCAGAAAAAGACCAATGGTTGAAAATGTCCAACAAACTCCAATGGAAGGGACTAACCCCACAAGAGTGGGAAGTTATGGTTGAACTTCGTAAAAAACACCTCATCAGTCGAGGTGAGAATCCAAACCATTGGGACTTGGGCTCAAGAAACTGCTCAAAAAAGTTGGTATATAGAAAATAATTTCGTATATTACCCTTTGTGAAGATAGTAGATACAAACGAAAGATTACATAAACGCATCTCTGCCCTGTCAAGTAAGGTGTTGGTGTTTCCCATTCTAACAAGTTTGGAGAGACACCCTCACCAAACTCGTATATCTGCTATTTTAGTATCCGATGGGGTAACTGACCTATTTGTGAATTATAACAACATAGACGCTAGCTGTGTAAGTGATACGATAGATTTCAGTCCATTCGAAGAGGTGATGATAGTAGGAATGAAAGATTTCTTACACCACTACGATTTCCTACCTAATATGTATGACCTTGAAATGAGTCTATTTCACGAAGCAAGAGACTTTGATGTAGAGGAGAAACCAATCTATACCATATTCAGAAGAAGGAAAGCACCCAAAGCAAACGACCTCATTCCAATTTGGAAACACTACGAACAATTCCAAGAATGGAAGAAGAAATGGATAGGTGTTAAACCAAGTAAATTCAGTCAATTATACCCAAAGTGTTTGAATTGGATTGAGTTGAGTGGACTTCATAATGGGAATGTATTAGAATACACTCAATACAACCCACTTACAACAACCTCAAGACCATCCAATACATTTGGTGGAGTCAACTATGCAGCACTACCAAAAGATGGTGATGTTCGTAAGAGGTTTATATCACGATTTGAGGGTGGTAAGTTGGTTCAATTGGATTTTGATGGGTATCACATTCGTTTGATTGGTAAATTGATAGGTGTAGACATACCCTTAGACATAAAAGCACACAAATGGCTGGCAGACCAATATGGCGCTGACCTCAAAGACGCAAAAGCAATTACCTTTAGACAATTATACGGTGGTGTTCAGGATGAATACAAACACATCCCATTCTTTAAGAAGACTTCGGAGTATATAGAGTCGCTTTGGAGTGAGTTTCTGATGAAAAAAGAGGTATATACGCCTATATTAAAGAGAAAAATAACTTATAACGGAGAATTAAATAAAAATAAACTATTTAACTACATTCTTCAAGCCGTTGAGACCGAACGGAACATACTTATATTGGAGAAATTGTCTCAATTACAATTATCTCAAAAGTCCTTACCAATTCTATACACATATGACTCAATTTTGTTTGATATGCACCCAGATGATGGTAATGACTATGTATTGAAGATAAAATCGGTTATGGAATCAGATGGTTTCCCAACGGATGTAGAATTTGGTGATAATTATAAGGATATGGTTAAGGTCAATCTTTAGATATTTATGTTTATGAAGAAACTTATCGATTACATAGCAAAACAAGTGTGGAACGAAGTTGGTGTATCTTTGAAAGAAGGTATTTCCAATGTAGAGTCATTGAAAGCTACATACAAGGTAGTTTCAGAACTGGCAGGTGAGGATATCGCCGAACAACTCATTATTAATTTATTGGAAGCACAGGGTGATGATAAAATTGACCCAGATACCAAGGTTAAATATAAGGTGAAGGCCAAAGATGGTAAGCAAGTTGAAAAGGAGACCACTTACGAAAAGGCCAAACAATCTGAGAAGGAATCCCCACAATATAAAGCCGCAGTTGCTCTTGAAAAGGGTAAGTCTAATTCAGATGAAGATGATGATAAAGGATTTGCAAACGACCCAGGTTCATTAACCCAAGCCGAACGTGAAGCCGAAGCCGAAGCCGAAGCTAAAGCTAAATCAGAACCAAAGAAGTCAGCAAAAATGACCGACAATGTGTATGGTAATACTGGTGAGGGTGATACTGATGTAAAGAACGATATGTTCAAGTATGGCTTCCGAGGATATCAGAAAGGTACTGGTAGAAAGCCGGCTCCAGGTTCTCCTGGTTCTGCTTTTAACGAAATTGCATCTGGTGAAGGTGTTCATATGTTGAGTGAGAATCCGAATATGGGTGAGCAGGAATTGGCTCGTAAAATGTATGACCAATATAAGGAAACTGCACTTGGTAAAGAACAAAGCGCTTCAAGTGGTGTTGGTAAAATTCCAACTGATATCGAAAATAAAAACTTATGGTCAAAGTGTATCATTTCAGCACGTTCTGCTAGAACTAAGTACGATACTACACAAAAAAGAGTAAGTGACCTTCAATCGAGTGGTAAATTTGGTAGTATTGATAAAATTGATACTTACTATGGTGCTGCTGAGTCAATCGAGGCTCAAATGAAGGACATCAACGATGCTAATAAGGTTCTTTTACCAAATGGAACTGAAGTCAGTAAGGAAGATGCTATTGAGTTTGTAAAAGCAGGTGGTGGTGGTATGAACCCATCCGATACTGCTACATTTGTCAAAGATAAGGGTGGTAATCTTTTAATTCAATTCCATTCCGACAAAACATCAACTTCTGATATTCAAGATAATTCAACATTGGCTCAAGAGGGTGAAAATTACAAATCATATATCTCTAAAATCGATGGTATTTCGGATGATGTCAAAGCCAAAGCTATTGAAGTAGTTGAAGACTATTCAAATAGGATGTCGGAGATAGAGGATAACTATAATAATCAGACCGCTAAGATTGCAGGTAGATTGTCGGAACTTCCAATTGATACTCAGATAGATATTATTCAAAAGGATAAAGGTACTCTCAAAAAGAATATTGAAGAAGCTATTTTTGGTGACAGTGGTAAGCTCAAATCGCAATTTAGAGATTATCTTCCAGATGGTGCAACCTCAGATTCACTTTCTACTGAGGATAAATATAATGCAATCCGTAGATTGGTAGCTGATGGTAATGGTAAGACCAAGGAAATTAAAGTCATCACCAAGATGGGACTTGCTTTACAATCGAAAGACTCAAGTATAGAGGGTATTGATGTTAAGAAGTTGATTTCGGATGAACGTGAACAAGTAGTAAATTTACAACGTGAACGCGTTCAAAAGTTGAATTCAGAAGGGTCGGTAGATGTTGATGGTATTGCTGTACCATTAGGTAGATTGATGGAGGCCGAAGAAACCATTCGTGGATTCCACCTATCACTTATGGATTATCCACCAAAGGACTATAAAGAAGGTGACCCATCATCTATGGTAGGTACATCTCTTGATGTGAATATGGGTGGCGCTCAAGTAAATGGTGAAAAATTACGAGGGTGTATTGGTGTCAACAATAGTACTGAGTTCAAACAAAAATTCAGACTAAATGAAGTTGATAAAATTATGAAAGATGACAATGGTAATGTTACTGGTAAGACTGTATTTGTATACGCTATTGACTCTGATGGTAAACAAATCGAAATAGGGCAAAAATCATATCGTTCTAAAGCGGGTGCTACTGGAAAAACAAACAACACCTTTACTTATAGTACTCAAATGCAAAAATGTTTTAAGTCCAAGTAGGAGATAATGAGTGAGAACACAATTATTATGTACATTCACTAATGAGAGTGAATTTGAAAATATAGTAGGCAAAATCTTAAAAGAGTTTGAATTATTCAGCCGTAAGATTTTTGTATTGAAATTAGACCCATCAAAAGAATTGGTAGTGAGTTATAATATCATTCCAAATACATCAAAGTTTCTACCATCAACCATTATGGTTCATAGGAAGAAAGAATCAAATACAATGTACACTATTAATGCATTGAACCGACTGATTGTTGATGAGAATGGGTCAATGGATAAAACATACCAAGTAGATTGGGATAAATATAGAAATTCAGTTATACTAACCGATGGTGATGGATATAAGGTAATGAAGACAAGTTTGTTCCGAATTATTGATGTTAATTAACTCCAGCACCATATTTATACCCGTAGTATGACTACAAATTGAACATTGAAAAAAATATTTTGAAATACATTTGGATTTGTCACCCAAATGTTGTATATTAGTGACAAGTTTAACAATTAACAATTAAAAAGGAAAAACTATGGCTATTGATTTAGACGCAATCCGCAATCGTTTGAACACTCTTCAAACAAAAGTAACAAAGACTGATAATCTTTGGAAACCTCAACCTGGCAAACAACAAATTCGTATTTTGCCTTACACTCACAACACTTCAAATCCGTTCATTGAACTTTACTTCCATTTCGGATTTGGTGGTAAAAACATCATTTCACCTACTTCATTTGGTGAAGCTGACCCACTTGTAGAATTTGCTGACAAGTTGAAAGCAACTGGAAATCGTGATGATTACCAATTGTCTCGTAAACTAACCCCTAAGATGCGTACTTACGTTCCTGTATTGGTTCGTGGTGAAGAATCTGAAGGTGTGAAGTTTTGGGGATTTGGTAAAAACGTATACCAAGAGTTGCTAGGATTCTTTGCAGACCCAGACTATGGTGATTTGACTGACCCTGTAAATGGTCGTGATATCACAGTAGAATTCAAAACTGCTGCTGAGTTGGGTAAATCTTATCCTGAGACTTACATTCGTGTTAAACCAAACACATCGCCAATCTCAGAGAATGCAAACATCATCGCTGCATCTAAAGAACAAATTGAACTACCTACTATGTTCAAAAAAGTTTCTTATGAAGAGATGGAAGGTATGTTGAAGCAATGGTTGGAAACTGGTGAAGTATCAGACTCTAACGAACAACCTGTGGCTGAAACATCTCAACCAACTCAAGCGACTTCTCCAGCGTCAAATGTAAAAGACGCATTCGATGACCTATTTAACGACTAATTAGTATGGCTAAGAAGAAGAAGGAAAGTTCTCGTGATGAACTGTCTTCTATCCTCGCTGACAACCTAAACAAGAAGTTTAAGTCCGCCCACAAGGTGGCTTACTTCTTGGATGGGGAGGAGACAACCCCAACCGACTTAGATGAGTGGGTATCAACGGGGTCTCCTATGTTAGACTTGGCAATCTCAAATAGACCAAATGGTGGATTACCAGTAGGTCGTATTACTGAGATTACAGGTTTGGAAGGAAGTGGTAAATCACTACTCGCAGCTCACTCAATTGCAGACACTCAAAAGAAAGGTGGTCTTGGAGTCTATATTGACACCGAGAACGCAATGAATCAAGAGTTCTTAGAAGCAATTGGTGTAGATGTAAACAAGATGTTGTACGTTCCACTGGAAACAGTAGAAGACATCTTTGAAGCAATTGATTCAATCATTGAATCAGTCCGTTCTTCTGACAAAAAGAAGTTGGTTACAATCGTGGTAGACTCCGTTGCAGGTGCATCTACTAAAGTTGAGATTTCAGCAGATTATGACCAAGCAGGTTACGCAACTCAAAAAGCCATCATTATCTCGAAGGCAATGCGAAAGGTAACTAACCTTATTGGAAGAGAACGAATTTCACTAATCTTTACAAATCAGTTGAGAACACGTTTAGGTGTATCATTTGGTGACCCTTGGACTACGAGTGGTGGTAAGGCAATTGCATTCCACTCATCTTGTAGATTGAGATTGAAACAAATGGGTCAACTAAAATCAAAGGTTGGTGGTGTTGACCAAGTTGTGGGTATTAAGACCCGTGCTCAAGTCATCAAGAATCGTATGGGACCACCTCTCCGTTCGGTGGATTACGATATCTACTTTGATAGTGGTATCGACAACTATGGTTCTTGGTTACAAATGATGAAGAGTTACAAGTTGGTAAATCAAAGTGGTGCTTGGTACACTTATGTAGATAAAGAGACTGGTGAGGAAATCAAATTCCAAGCCAAGAACTTCGAAGACATTTTGGCAGAACGACCTGAAGTTAAGGAGTCAATCTACAATCAAATTTGTGATGCATACATTATGTCTTACAAACAATCAAGCGCAGAATCAAACATAGATAACATAGAAGTAGCAGATTTCGATGAATAATAGATACGCAGAACTCCTCAAAGAAGTGAGTCAAGAACATAATGTAAAGAAAGATGAAAGTCTAAATGACCGAGTTTTGATTATAGATGGGCTAAATCAGTTCATTAGAGTATTTGGGGCAGTCCCTGCGTTGAATGATGATGGAGAACATTGTGGTGGTGTGACAGGATTCCTCTTGTCCACCGCTGCAACCATCCGAAGATTGAAACCTACACGGGTTGTTATCGTGTTTGATGGTAAGGGTGGGTCAAATCGTAGAAAGTCAATGTATAAAGGTTATAAGGAAGGTCGTACTGGTCTGACTAAAATCAATAGATTGGCAGGATACGAGGACTTGGAAGACCAACAAGAATCTATGAGAAAGCAATTTACTCGATTGATTGAGTATCTCCAAGTCCTACCCATTTCCCTCACCTATATTGATTATGTAGAAGCAGATGACATCATCGCATATCTTGCAAATCACTATTTTAAGAAAGAAGTCACAATCATCTCATCAGACAAGGATTTTCTTCAATTGGTAAACCCACGAATCAAAGTATGGGCCCCTACTAAAAAGAAAATGTACGATGAGGCATTGGTAATGGAAGATTATGGGGTAAAACCTCAGAACCTCGTGTTCTATCGTTGTTTAGAGGGTGATAAGTCCGATAATATAGAGGGAGTTCGTGGTGTTGGTCCTAAGACAATTCTAAATAAAATGTCATTCCTAAATGAGGATGAATTAACTTTAGATGGGTTTATGGAGAAGGTCAATTCAGAGTGTGATGAGAAATTGTCACAAAAGTTGACTGAAAATGTGACAACGATTGAGATGAACTATCAGTTGATGCAGCTCAAAGACCCTGAAATATCATCATCTATCAAATCAAATATACGAGAGATTATGGACTCTCACGAATCTAATTTTGACATAGTGGAATTTAAGAAGATGTTTATGTATGATAAACTCTATACTGCATTTTCAAATGTAGATTCTTGGTTAAGAAACTCATTTTTGTCATTAGATGGATTTTTGAGAAATGCTAAGTGACCTAAAAACTGAGGTTTGGAGTGGTGAAATGGAATACCACACTTACAAAGGTGTTGGGTGGTTTGGTATTGGTGGTAAGGAGCACCCATTATTCAAAACCCTAATCAATAGAATACTAACTGAATCTCAATATATAAGTGATTATAAATTTTATGTCTCGGGTGGCTTATTAGAAGATTGGGTATCTTGGGATATTGATTTACTTATCATTGGGGAGTTTGACTCTATAAAGATTAAAGAAATTTTAGAGGTAATGGTAAGAGTGGGGTTTGAATTAAAATTATTTGTAGACCCACTTTGGTGTCCTGCTCTATGGCCACAACACTTATATTCTAAATATGGTGGGTTTGATGCCACTTATGAGTGTTATAGATTGAGTAACAACTTCAAACGAAATGGTGAGGCTGCTGATTTGTCTCACTTTGAGTATGTGGATGGATTGTATAAACAAGTTATACAATACCCATTTGAGAAGCATAAGAAACGTAGAAGTGAAGGTTATTTTTACAAAGAACCACTTTTGTTGAATTAAGATTTGGTAAATACGAAAATATGTTGTATATTTGTACAATATGATTCTATATGGAGAAGTTAGGAAGTAAGTTTAGTACATCATTTCAGAATAAGGTAATATCCGCTATATTATCAGATAGGTCGTTTACTCGACAAATCTATGATATCCTAAAAGCAGAATACTTTGATTCGGAGGCATCTGAGTGGTTAGTTAAAACCATTCTAAAATATTTTGATGAGTATGAGACAATGCCAACCTTAGATGTCCTTAAAGTCAAGATAAACACCATTGAGAGGGATGTATTGAAGGTATCAGTTGTAGATACGCTCAAATTTGCTTGGAATCATCTATCAAGTGATGATTTAGTCTATGTAAAAGAACAAGTCCTTGACTTTTGTAAGAACCAATCAATTAAGAACGCAATCTTAGATTCGGTGTCTCTATTAGAGGATGGTAAGTATGAGACCATCAAGAAAAACATTGATACTGCGATGAAAGCAGGTCAAGATTCGGACATTGGACACGAATACAAGAGTATGATTGTGGAGAGATATGAAGATAGTGTTCGTAATGTGGTGTCTACTGGTTGGGATGTTATTGATGAAATTACACAAGGTGGATTTGGTAAAGGTGAGTTAATCCTATTTGCAGCTCCACCAGGAATTGGTAAATCGTGGTCTTTGGTCAACATTGGTGTAAACGCAATGAAGAAGGGTAAGATAGTTGCACATTATACTTTGGAATTGAATGAAGGTTATACTGGTCAAAGATATGATGCAGTTCTAAGTGGAGTTGCAGTAGGAAACCTCAAATACAATATGGAAGATGTTAAGAAGGCAGTGGAGAATGTTCCAGGTGACCTTGTTGTAAAACATTATCCAACCAAAACCGCAAGTGTGAATTCATTGAAAGCACATATGGATAAAATGACTCTACAAGGTAAGAAGCCAGATTTGGTGATTGTGGATTACGCTGACCTACTTCGTGGTCCATCTAAAGAAAAGAGACACGAGGAGTTGGAAGAAATCATCGAAGACCTTAGAGGTTTGGCAGGTGAGTATGAAGTTCCAGTATTCACGGCATCTCAAATCAATAGAAGTGGTGCAGAAGATGACATTATTACAGGTACGAAGATTGCTGGGTCATTCTCAAAAATGATGACTGCTGATTTTGTGGTATCACTATCTCGTAAGATTGAAGACAAACTTGCTGGGACTGGTAGATGGCACGTTATTAAGAATCGTTTTGGGCCTGATGGTATGACATTCCCATCCAAAGCAAACTTCTCAACTGGTCAAATTCACATATATAACGATGATTCCATTGATGGTAGAAAGACCTCAAACCAGATGAAACAAGGGGAGAGTTTAGTAAGAAAAGAATTAGCACAAAAATATAAAGAAATGAGTGGGGATATTGGTTTTTAGAGACTATATATTACCACCCCAATTAACATTATGTCTAACAATATAAAGAGGAGCCAGTATGGGTCTATTTGATAATCGTATACCTTTTAAGCCGTTTGAATATCCAGAGTACTACACCGAAGGGTGGTTGAAACAAGCACAAGCATTTTGGTTGCATACCGAAATACCAATGCAAGGTGATATTAAAGATTGGAATGAAAATTTGTCAGTCGAAGAAAAGAACTTGGTAGGTAATATCCTACTTGGGTTTGCACAAACGGAATGTGCTGTATCCGATTATTGGACAGGATGGGTAACTGAGTGGTTTCCTAAACACGAAATCAAGCAAATGGCTATGATGTTCGGTTCACAAGAAACTATTCACGCAACTGCATACTCATATTTGAATGAATCACTCGGATTAGAAGATTTCGAAGCATTCCTACACGAACCAGCAACTGCTGATAGATTTGAGAACCTTGCTAACATCGAAAATCGTTACACTTGGGAAGACCTCAAAGTAAATGCAGATGCACGGAGAGAAGTAGCACGTTCACTTGCAATCTTCTCAGCATTCACCGAAGGAGTTGCACTTTACTCTTCATTTGCAGTATTATACTCATTCCAAATGAGAAATATGTTGAAGGGAATTGGCCAACAAATGAAGTGGTCGGTTCGTGATGAGTCACTACACTCTAAAATGGGATGTCAACTATTCAGACATATGTGTGATGAATACCCAGAGCTCAAATTAGAGGCAAAAGACGCAGTAGAAGAAGCTGCTAAGATTATGTTGGAGTTGGAACTCAAATACATCGATAAGATGTTTGAAATGGGTGACTTGGAAAATCTAAAAAAGAAAGACCTTGTAAACTTCATCAGAAGAAGAGTAAATGAAAAATACAATGAATTAGGTTACGAAGGTCAAATCATAGAATTCAGTAAAGACTCGGCAAATGAGTTGGAGTGGTTCTACCATTTGACTGGGGGAACAACCCATACCGACTTCTTCGCAGTAAGACCAACTGACTACTCGAAGGCAAATGAAGGTGAAGATTGGGATGATATATTTTAATTAGTTATGGCAGTAAAAAATTATGGAGAAGACCTGGGTTGGGAGTTGGGAGTTGACTTTCCTACTTGGGCAAACACGGAAATTTATGTAAAGACAATCTCTAAAGGGTATCTACTTGTTGGTGAAAAACCAAAAGATGCTTATTGGAGAGTTGCTACGGCAGCAGCACGAAGACTAAGAAAACCTCACCTCGCATCAAAGTTCTTTGATTATATTTGGAGAGGGTGGTTGAACCTCGCATCACCAGTTCTATCGAATATGGGTACTGATAGAGGTCTACCTATCTCGTGTTTTGGTATTGATGTAGCAGATTCAATTCAAGACATTGGTACGAAGAACTTAGAGTTGATGTTATTGGCAAAGCATGGTGGTGGTGTTGGTATTGGTATCAACCAAATCAGACCAGCAGGTGCTCCAATTACCGATAACGGAACGAGTGATGGTGTAGTACCATTTGCTAAAATCTATGACTCTACAATCCTTGCAACTAATCAAGGGGCAGTTCGTAGAGGTGCTGCATCGGTAAACCTAAACATCGAACACGAAGATTTTGATGAGTGGGTTGAAATTCGTGAACCAAAGGGTGATGTAAATCGCCAATGTTTGAACTTACACCAAGCAGTAGTTGTGGGTGACAAGTTTATGAGAAAACTTGAAGATGGTGACCCTGAAGCACGTAGAAGATGGGGTAAGGTACTTCAGAAGAGAAAAGCAACTGGCGAACCTTACATTATGTATAAGGGTAATGTGAACAAAGCAAACCCCGAAGCATACAAACAAAACTCATTGAAGGTCTTTATGACCAACATTTGTAGTGAGATTGTACTTCATACTGATGAGTCACACTCGTTCGTATGTTGTTTGTCTTCAGTAAACCTTGCTAAATACGATGAGTGGAAGGATACTGACCTTATCTACACTGCAACTTGGTTCTTGGATGGTGTGCTCGAAGAGTTCATTCAGAGAGCAAAGAATATGAGAGGATTTGAAAACTCAGTTCGTTCGGCAGAGAAGGGTAGAGCACTTGGTTTAGGTGTATTGGGATGGCACACATACTTACAACAAAAAGGTATGGCATTTGAAGGTCTTCCTGCTCAATTCGAGACTCGTAAAATCTTCTCTCAAATCAAGATTGAGTCTGATAGAGCATCTCGTGATTTGGCTAACGAATATGGTGAACCACTTTGGTGTGTTGGTACAGGTATGAGAAATACTCACCTTAGAGCAATTGCACCAACGGTATCAAACTCAAAGTTGAGTGGTAATGTATCCGCAGGTATCGAACCTTGGGCTGCAAACGTATTCACCGAACAAACTGCTAAAGGAACATTCATTCGTAAGAACACCGAGTTGGAACGTGCACTTCGTAAGATGGGTATGAACAACAAAGATACTTGGGACCAGATTCTTGCTGATGGTGGTTCGGTTCAAGGTTTGGATGAGTTGGATAATTGGGGATATGTCGATGGTAAACTTACTAAAAAAGAGGACATTGACCCTCAAGTGATTGAAAACAAACAAGTAGATTGGGTAAAGGATGTATTTAAGACATTCAAGGAAATCAATCAGTTGGAGTTGGTGAGACAAGCAGGTGTGAGACAACAATACATCGACCAAGCAGTATCATTAAACTTAGCATTCCCATCACAAGCATCTCCAAAGTGGATTAACCAAGTCCATATGGAAGCATGGAAGCAGGGAATCAAAACACTCTATTATATGAGAACTGAGTCAGTACTTCGTGGTGATATTGCTATGAAAGCAACTGACCCAGATTGTGTCTCGTGTGATGGATAACCGAGTTGGGGTTTGAAGACCTCATCTTAGGACCGTGAAAGTTCACGGATTTGAGTGGGGGATTCGCTACCCCCCACTCATTAAGAATAAGTAAATAAAAAGGAATAATATGAAACAGTATCTTTATTTTAGTGCCCCTTGGTGTGGACCTTGTAGAATGTTAGGTCCAGTGATGGAACGAGTAAACAACACGATTCCAGTTCAAAAAGTAAATGTTGATGAGAACTCAGAAATGGCTCAACAATATAATGTAAGAAACATCCCAACTGTTGTTTTGTTGGAGAATGGACAAGAAGTAAAACGAATCGTAGGAGCACGCTCAGAGGCCGATTATCTAAACGTATAAGTTATGAAAACTACAAAAATTTGTCTAAATGGAATGGTTGGTAACGAGGAAGCAACCATTCAACGAATGTTAGACTCAGTTGTGAAACACATTGACTACTATGTAATTCAATGTAATGGTAATGATAGAACTAAAGATATTATTGATGAGTTCTTTCAGTCAAATGGTGTTCCTGGGTTTACATACTTTGTAGAATGGGACTATCCAGGTTGGAATCGTGACCACACTCTACAAACTGCTCTAAAAGCAGACCACGGCTGTGATTGGATTCTTCGTATGGATGCTGATGAACAATTACAAGTTGATGATGACTTTGATTGGACTATCTTAAATGATACCTCAATAGATTCGTGGAACATCGTAGCAGACCCTGGTAATTCACTCTACTTCCGTACTTGGATGTGGAACGCAAATCGACCTTGGTACTTTGCTCACGATAAAAGACACGAAACTATTTGGTTACCTGAAGTAGGTGAGGAGTTCCAACGAATGAATCTACCTAAGTCATTCAGACACATCATTACTAATGATGGTGATACTTGGATGGCACCAATGAAGTTCATCACCGATGGTTTGACTTTGGAGCTGGATAAAGTACCTACTAATTTGGTATTAGAGGATGAGTATCACCTTTGGTATATTGGTAAGTCTTACAATGATGGGTATCGCGATGTGGGTAATCTACCATTTGGTAAAGACCACTCAGATGAGTATGCTCGTAGATGTATATTCTACTTTGATTGTTACCTCAACAAAAAACACGACTTTAAGAACACCCATTACCCTGCTATGCCAGATGATATGGGATACTACGCTTGTTTGTTGATTGGCGAGGCATATGAGTGGTTGGGTGAATATGATAAAATGTTATTCTATCTAAGAGCCGCAGGTAAGTTCAATGGTAGTCGAAATGAACATTTTGTAAAATTGGCTCAATACTATCGTAGAATTGAACAATGGGGTAATATGTTGGAAGTTACATCTATCCTTACAATGGAAGGTCGTATAAACCCATTCCCTCAATTCTCATTCTTTATCGAAAATTCAGCATACCAAGATACTGGTACGCTTTGTAACGAACTACACGAAATTGCATTAAGTAATGTCTAAATACGATTACATAATTGTTGGGTCTGGTTTCTTTGGGGCAATATGCGCTTACGAACTCAATAAGAGGGGTAAGAGTGTTGTTGTTCTTGAAAAGAGAAAGCATATTGGTGGTAATTCATATACCGAAGATGTTGCAGGTATCCACGTTCACACATATGGACCACACATCTTCCATACCAATGATAAACGAATTTGGGATTATATAACCCAATTTGCTGAGTTCAATCAATTTCAGTTAAATCCAGTAGCAAACTACAAGGATGAGATTTACTCACTTCCATTTAATATGTGGACATTCAACAAAATGTGGGGTGTGACTACACCTAAACAAGCACAAGAAATGATTGAATCTCAGAGATATACTGGTAAAGTGACTAATCTCGAAGAGCAAGCACTTTCTCTCGTTGGTAGTGATGTTTATGAAAAGTTGATTAAGGGTTATACCGCTAAACAATGGATGAAAGACCCTAAAGAACTACCTGCGTCAATTATCAAACGATTGCCGGTAAGATTTACATATGATAATAACTACTTCAATGATAAATACCAAGGTATTCCAATCGGAGGATATACTCAGATATTTGAGAAGATGCTAGAAGGTATAAAAGTCTATACTGATTGTGATTACTTAGAAAACAAAGAGTATTGGGATGATTTGGCAGATAAGGTAATTTACACAGGTCCAATTGATAAGTACTTCGATTATGAATTTGGTGATTTGGAATATAAGTCCGTTAGATGGGAGAATGAATATTTACCTACTGAAAATCACCAAGGGTGTGCTGTTATGAATTATACCGAGTATAATATTCCATATACACGAGTAATCGAACATAAGTATTTCGATAATCAAAATCAAAAAAACACATTCATCAGTAGGGAGTATCCTCAAGAATATAAACGTGGTGTAGAACCATTTTACCCAGTCAATGATGAGGTTAATAATGAAAAGTATCGGAAATATAAAGAACTTGCTGACAAAGACAAGGTGATATTTGGTGGAAGACTCGCAGAGTACAAATACTATGATATGCATCAAGTAATAGCATCGGCATTAAAAAAGGTAGAAAAGTTATGATAGTAATGGACAATTTCATAAGAGATGAAAAGCTCTTAGAACGAATTCAAAATGATGAAACATTCTTCTCAAAGAATGGTCAGTATATGTGGTGGGATGGTTGGTGGAATTCCCCAGCAGACACTCTAAAGAAAGAACTGATTCAGTATATTTGGGGTGAAAATTCACCTATGGATAGTTACAGTGTTGGTGGGTTTGAATATTGGACTGGTCAATATGGTGAAGGTGGTGTTGATACTAAATTAGACACACACTTTGATAAAGATGAACACCTATTCGAAACAACAGGTGAATTATCTCAACCAATGATTGGTACTGTATTTTACCCATTAGATACTGACTTTGAAGGTGGTTATTTGGAAATCGAAAGTGGTGAGAATGGTGAACTCGAAAGAATAAAGCCAGTATTCAACCGATTAGTAATCTTTTCAGCAGGCAGATACCCACATAGAGTAAGTCCAGTAACTAAAGGACTTCGTAGTGCCATCGCAATTAACCTTTGGTGGGAAGCGCCAAGTGGTTTAGATGCTGGAAAAATAATTTTGGAAAATTCAAAATAAATTCGTATATTAGTATTATGAAAAAACAGTTACAACAACTTTGGGAGTTCCAAAGCGCATACAATCAACCTCGTAGTAGTAAACCACGACTTTTAGAACCAGAAGAATTCTACCTCAGATATCGATTGGGTAAAGAAGAGTTGGTAGAATACTTGGAAGCTTGTAATAATGATGACCTTGTTGAGATTACCGATGCTCTTGCTGACCAACTATACATCCTCTTGGGAACTATGGTTGCTCACGGAATGGGTGATATAATCGAAGATGTCTTTGATGAGGTACATCGTTCTAATATGTCAAAGTTAGGTGAAGATGGTAAACCTATCTATCGTGAGGATGGAAAGGTTTTGAAAGGGCCAAACTTCTCACCACCTAACATTGAACAATTCTTGACTGCCGGTCAGGGTCAATTGGAAATTCCTTTTGATGAGGAAGTTTAAGATGGCACTAAGAGGAGAATCACACCCACAACACAAACTTACGGAAGACCAAGTAAAGGCAATTCGTAAGTTGTGGGCTGTGGGACACCGAAACATCAAAGTATTGGCCCGAAACAATGGCGTATCACCTGCCAACATTCGTAGGATTGTAAAAGGTGAAACTTGGACTCATATTCTTTTTGGAGAATTTAACGATTATCAATGAAAGTAGAAGGTAGAGTTTATACTGACACATCTAAACTATCAGTAAGACGCATATCTAAGTCAGTAGCAAAAGAAATGGTGGTAACTAACCACTACTCTCACGCATGGACAAAGGTATCTTACGCAATTGGGTTGTATGTAGAAGATGATTCTCACCAATTCTTTGAGTCCACCGATAAACTGATTGGGGTTGCCTGTTATGGTGACCCCATTGGTCGGTTAACTGGTCAATCCATTTCAGAGACCTTAGATAGAACTGAGGTGTTAGAGTTAGTTCGTTTATTTGTATTTGATGGGTATGGTCATAACATTGAAAGTTGGTTCTTAGGTCAAACCTTTGAGTGGTTAAGACAAAACGCACCACAAATCAAAGCACTCATATCATACTCAGACCCAAAAGAAGGTCACGCTGGAACAATCTATCAAGCAACCAATTGGATATATCAAGGGAACAAACTTAGATACAATGATTCGTGGGGATTCAAATTTGAAGAAGATGGTGAGTGGATTCACGGTAGAACTAT